GCATGGCCTTCGGACCTATATTCCTTAAATTATCTAGGAATGAATCATCAGATATGTTCCTCCATTTCGTTTGTTCAACAACACCATGTTTAGTGAGCAGTTTACCTGCAAACTCAGCAACGGTATTGGAGACTAAACTCTTGGAGTGAGATATAGGACATTCTATCTTTGATAGTAAAGAAATATATCTTTCATAGAGTTCAGAGTTGAGAATTACAACATCATCGCCTAGAACGAAGAAGTCGTCATTGTGACGGTCTCCGTTTAAGAAGAAGAGTAGTAATCCATGCACCAGAGCAAAAGAACCAAAAGATGGGTATAAACCCAAAGGTTGACCTTTTGACCATCTAATTTTCGTCGCTCCATATTGCCAGACACCTCTAGAGATGTCATGGAATAGGTTTACACTATCTAAGTCATAAGGAAAAATTTCCTTAAGAATTAATATTTGTAATGAGAGAGGAAAATAGTCTGTTGCACCACTCAGATCGATAGAGTATACAAATTTGTTCTCAGACAATGTTTTCTGTATAAAACAGAAAGGCTTAGACTGATTATGAGTACAGTCCCAAGCTAAGCTTGGTAATATATCATAAATAGCTTTGCCCAGAGGCTGAAGAGCACATTGGTAGATCCTTCCCGGATTAGCCACAGCGCGGAGTTTGTAACCCTGCTCTTGGATAATTCCAATACGACCAACCGACCCATGGTACTCACAGATATCAGGGGAATCCCTGTTGTCTATGAGTTCGACGTCACGCTCAACGCAGTCTATAAGACGCGCGTATCGAGCGGAGTACGACCAACCATGGTTCGTGTACCTAGTGTAAGACATAGACTCGAGAAGAGCCTCGTCTTCTGGGTAGGTTTTTCCATTAGGATGAGGAGCTCTTCTCGTTGGAGAAGTGGGCATCTCAACTAATGAGGGAGGATCAGGTAACTTCCCACGAGGTTGTACAACCTTATGGAGTGACCTTACAAGACCGACCTTGAGATCAACTGGTATCTCAATATCACGTGCGTTGACTCCATCAAGGAACTTTGTTTCTTGGGAGGGAGTTATACGCGGGGAATAAAGAGTCGTATAAATCTGGAGCAGTTTGATAACTTTGGACCAACGTCTGAAGCTCAATCTACACCATCTCTGGAGAGCACCGAATATTCCGGAATAATCCGTTTTATTTCGGAGCTTAACCCAGGGTTGTATATACGACATACCTGCCTTCTCTCGTATGAAGCTGAGCTTCATATTCTTGAGAAAAGAACAAGTG